CTACAAAGGAAAGCTACCGGGAAGAATTACTGGTTCCCTGAAGACTCCGCCGAAATGGTAGTTTTGCCAGCATAATTTTCTTCCAGCAATGCCGCCAGCCACTTGAAAGAATTTTGTTGTTCCTGGGACCATTTGGGGTTGCGTGATTCAAAATGAATGGATGCCAGCGTTGGCAGCATTTGCTCCCTGGGAATTGATAAGGCCAGATGTGAAAATGCGACCGTGAGGGCATTAACATCATCCCGAAGCCTGGAGATGCAGCCGAGCAACTCCTGTAGAGAAATGGTGCTATTGTCCATAAATAATCCTCTTGATTGTATTTAACTATTACTTGCCTAATTCAACAGGCAGGGACAGATAAACATATCCAGAGTACAGAACCTGTAAATCCTGATAAATATCCATGAACGTAAAAGTCAGATACGGCCTGTCGGCAGCTGTACTGGTGCTGATTGGTGCAGGTGCGTCTGCTCCTCAGATACTTGATCAGTTTCTGGACGAAAAAGAAGGTAACCACATAACGGCATATCGTGATGGTTCTGGGATATGGACCATCTGTCGTGGTGCCACGATGGTGGATGGTAAACCTGTTATTCCGGGCATGAAACTGACGAAGGAAAAATGCGCTCAGGTTAATGCCATTGAACGCGATAAGGCGCTGGCATGGGTGGAGCGCAATATTAAAGTGCCGCTGACCGAACCTCAGAAAGCGGGTATCGCGTCATTTTGTCCCTATAACATTGGCCCCGATAAGTGTTTTCCGTCGACGTTTTATAAACGGCTGAATGCAGGTGATCGTAAGGGTGCCTGCGAGGCGATTCGCTGGTGGATTAAGGACAGGGGACGCGATTGCCGCATTCGTTCAAATAACTGTTATGGTCAGGTTATTCGTCGTGACCAGGAAAGCGCATTAGCCTGTTGGGGGATAGAGTAGTGAGCAGAGTTGTCGCGATTATTTATGCTCTGGTTATCTGCATCATCGTCTGCCTGTCATGGGCTGTTAATCATTACCGTGATAATGCCATCACTTACAAAAAGCAGCGTGATAAGGCCACATCCACAATCGCTGACATGCAGAAGCGTCAACGTGATGTAGCAGAACTCGATGCCAGATATACAAAGGAGCTTGCTGATGCTAACGCGACTATTGAAAGTCTCCGTGCTGATGTTTCTGCTGGGCGTAAGCGCCTGCAAGTCGCCGCCACCTGTGCAAAGTCAACGACCGGAGCCAGCGGCATGGGCGATGGAGAAAGCCCAGGACTTACAGCAGATGCTGAACTCAATTATTACCGTCTCCGAAGTGGAATCGACAGGATAACCGCGCAGGTTAACTATCTGCAGGAGTACATCAGGACGCAGTGCTTAAAATAATTTTAATTTCACTGAAATTTAACAAGTGACTTTCAGGAAAATGCCTCGCAGATGCGGGGCATTTTTGTACCGGTATTTCACCGCGCACCGCAGCGCACAATAAACACCGAACCTGACCCTTTGGAATGGGCCTTTGAGGATACCAGTTAGTGCTGGCGAGCCTCGGTGGGCTGGTTTCCTGTGCGGCAAAGGTTCATTTCAAAGAGTAGGCATACGACATGAGTGAATTAATTGAGACTTCTGATTTTGACTTTCGCCAGTTAGTTACCGCAGCAGAGGGTGAGCCGGTAACTGACACCTTCCAAATCGCAAAGGCTTTTGGTAAGCGTCACGCGGACGTATTGAGGGCGCTGAAAAATTGTCATTGCTCAGAAGATTTCCGGAGAGCGCATTTTTGCGTTGCCGAAAAAATCAATGGCTTAGGGATTTTCGACAAGAAGCAGACTTACTACCGCATGGACTTTAGCGGCTTCGTTATGCTGGTTATGGGATTTAATGGCGCAAAAGCCGACGCCGTTAAAGAGGCCTATATAAATGCCTTTAACTGGATGTCAGCAGAACTCCGTAAGTACAGCGAAAGTTATGAAGCAGAACGCAACGCCATAATGCTGGAGTATATGAAAGAGAAGGATGTCGCCAGTATGTCTGGCCGCCTGCTCAATCGCTGGGGGAGAACGAAAAAACCTCAATTGCTTGCAAAGCTGAAACGCCTGGAGAGACAGGGACAGTTTTTATTACCGGGATTCGATAAGGGTATTCAAGCCTGACACATCATGCGCTGTATCGTCGCTGTATTCCCGCATTAACCATGACCGTAGCCCGACAGGGAATTCCTTCTGCGTGAGTGTGCGGGAATAATCAAAAACGATGCACACCGGGTTTTACTGTGCTGACAGACGCAGGGTTACCCTCATAGTCGCTTTTCCGGTGCGATGGTGGAAGAAACCGGGATGTTTATTCATCATCACTTTGGATTGATGTATATGCTCTCTTTTCTGACGTTAGTCTCCGACGGCAGGCTTCAATGACCCAGGCTGAGAAATTCCCAGACCCTTTTTGCTCAAGAGCGATGTTAATTTGTTCAATCATTTGGTTAGGAAAGCGGATGTTGCGGGTTGTTGTTCTGCGGGTTCTGTTCTTAGTTGACATGAGGTTGCCCCGTATTCAGTGTCGCTGATTTGTATTGTCTGAAGTTGTTTTTACGTTAAGTTGATGCAGATCAATTAATACGATACCTGCGTCATAATTGATTATTTGACGTGGTTTGATGACGTAGATGCACGTTGTGACATGTAGATGATAATTATTATCATTTTGCGGGTCCTTTCCGGCGATCCGACAGGTTACGGGGCGGCGACCTCGCGGGTTTTCGCTATTTATGAAAATTTTCCGGGGAAAATCATGTCGGTACTTCTCGAACATAACTATTTGTTTTTTCTAATATCGAATCCGTAAAGGTCCGACATGAAAACGCCTAAAAAAGTCATTTTCGGGCACTTTCATGTCGGCCCCTGTATTTATTGTGAGACTGTTTCATGAAGGTTAATAAAAAGAAACTTGCCGAAATTTTCAACGTGGATCCGCGAACGATTGAACGCTGGCAGTCTCAGGGACTCCCTTGCGTCTCCGGAGGTGGTAAGGGCGTTGAATCTGTATTTGATACCGCCATGGCAATTCAGTGGTATGCGCAGAGGGAAGCTGATATCGAAAATGAAAAACTCCGTAAAGAGGTTGAGGATTACAGGGCTGCCAGCGAGGCAGATCTCCAGCCTGGGACTATTGAGTACGAACGCCATCGACTTACGCGTGCGCAGGCTGACGCCCAGGAGCTGAAGAATGCCAGAGACTCCGCAGAAGTGGTGGAAACCGCATTCTGTACTTTCGTGCTGTCACGGATCGCAGGTGAAATTGCCAGTATTCTTGACGGGATCCCTCTCTCGGTACAGCGGCGTTTTCCGGAACTGGAAAACCGACATGTTGATTTCCTGAAACGGGATATCATCAAAGCCATGAACAAAGCAGCCGCGCTGGATGAACTGATACCGGGGTTGCTGAGTGAATATATCGAACAGTCAGATTGATATTCTGCGGCGTGATGTACGCGCCGGGCTGCGAGCCCTGTTCAGGCCGGAGCCACAGACCGCCGTTGAATGGGCGGATGCCAATTACTATCTCCCGAAAGAATCCGCATACCAGGAAGGGCGCTGGGAAACACTGCCCTTTCAGCGGGCCATCATGAATGCGATGGGCAGCGACTACATCCGCGAGGTGAATGTGGTGAAGTCTGCCCGTGTTGGTTATTCCAAAATGCTGTTGGGTGTTTATGCCTACTTCATAGAGCATAAGCAGCGCAACACACTTATCTGGTTGCCGACGGATGGTGATGCCGAGAACTTTATGAAAACCCACGTTGAGCCGACCATCCGCGATATTCCGTCGCTGCTGGCGCTGGCTCCGTGGTATGGCAAAAAGCACCGGGATAACACGCTCACTATGAAGCGTTTTTCCAATGGTCGTGGCTTCTGGTGCCTGGGCGGTAAAGCGGCAAAAAACTACCGTGAAAAGTCGGTGGATGTGGCGGGTTATGATGAACTTGCTGCCTTTGATGAGGATATTGAACAGGAAGGCTCTCCGACGTTCCTTGGCGACAAACGTATTGAAGGCTCGGTCTGGCCAAAGTCCATCCGTGGCTCCACGCCCAAAGTGAGAGGCACCTGCCAGATTGAGCGTGCAGCCAGTGAATCCCCGCATTTTATGCGTTTTCATGTTGCCTGCCCGCACTGCGGGGAGGAGCAGTATCTTAAATTTGGCGACAAAGAGACGCCGTTTGGCCTCAAATGGACGCCGGATGACCCCTCCAGCGTGTTTTATCTCTGCGAGCATAATGCCTGCGTCATCCGCCAGCAGGAGCTGGACTTTACTGATGCCCGTTATATCTGCGAAAAGACCGGGATCTGGACCCGTGATGGCATTCTCTGGTTTTCGTCATCCGGTGAAGAGATTGAGCCGCCGGACAGTGTGACCTTTCACATCTGGACGGCGTACAGCCCGTTCACCACCTGGGTGCAGATTGTCAAAGACTGGATGAAGACGAAAGGGGATACGGGAAAACGTAAAACCTTCGTGAACACCACGCTCGGTGAGACATGGGAAGCGAAAATTGGCGAACGTCCGGATGCTGAGGTGATGGCGGAGCGGAAAGAGCATTATTCAGCGCCCGTTCCTGACCGTGTGGCTTACCTGACCGCCGGTATCGACTCCCAGCTGGACCGCTACGAAATGCGCGTATGGGGATGGGGGCCGGGTGAGGAAAGCTGGCTGATTGACCGGCAGATTATTATGGGCCGCCACGACGATGAACAGACGCTGCTGCGTGTGGATGAGGCCATCAATAAAACCTATACCCGCCGGAATGGTGCAGAAATGTCGGTATCCCGTATCTGCTGGGATACTGGCGGGATTGACCCGACCATTGTGTATGAACGCTCGAAAAAACATGGGCTGTTCCGGGTGATCCCCATTAAAGGGGCATCCGTCTACGGAAAGCCAGTGGCCAGCATGCCACGTAAGCGAAACAAAAACGGGGTTTACCTTACCGAAATCGGTACGGATACCGCGAAAGAGCAGATTTATAACCGCTTCACACTGACGCCGGAAGGGGATGAACCGCTTCCCGGTGCCGTTCACTTCCCGAATAACCCAGATATTTTTGATCTGACCGAAGCGCAGCAGCTGACTGCTGAAGAGCAGGTCGAAAAATGGGTGGATGGCAGGAAAAAATACTGTGGGACAGCAAAAAGCGACGCAATGAGGCGCTCGACTGCTTCGTTTATGCGCTGGCGGCGCTGCGCATCAGTATTTCCCGCTGGCAGCTGGATCTCAGTGCACTGCTGGCGAGCCTGCAGGACGAGGATGGTGCAGCAACCAACAAGAAAACACTGGCAGATTACGCCCGTGCCTTATCCGGAGAGGATGAATGACGCGACAGGAAGAACTTGCCGCTGCCCGTGCGGCACTGCATGACCTGATGACAGGAAAACGGGTGGCAACGGTACAGAAAGACGGACGGCGAGTGGAGTTTACGGCCACTTCCGTGTCTGACCTGAAAAAATACATTGCGGAGCTGGAAGTGCAGACCGGCATGACACAGCGACGCAGGGGACCTGCAGGATTTTATGTATGAAAACGTCCACCATTCCCACCCTTCTGGGGCCGGACGGCATGACATCGCTGCGTGAATATGCCGGTTATCACGGCGGTGGCAGCGGATTTGGTGGGCAGTTGCGGGCGTGGAACCCACCGAGTGAAAGTGTGGATGCAGCCCTGCTGCCCAACTTTACCCGTGGCAATGCCCGCGCAGACGATCTGGTACGCAATAACGGCTATGCCGCCAACGCCATCCAGTTGCATCAGGATCATATCGTCGGGTCTTTTTTCCGGCTCAGTCATCGCCCAAGCTGGCGCTATCTGGGCATCGGGGAGGAAGAAGCCCGTGCCTTTTCCCGCGAGGTTGAAGCGGCATGGAAAGAGTTTGCCGAGGATGACTGCTGCTGCATTGACGTTGAGCGAAAACGCACGTTTACCATGATGATTCGGGAAGGTGTGGCCATGCACGCCTTTAACGGTGAACTGTTCGTTCAGGCCACCTGGGATACCAGTCCGTCGCGGCTTTTCCGGACACAGTTCCGGATGGTCAGCCCGAAGCGCATCAGCAACCCGAACAATACCGGCGACAGCCGGAACTGCCGTGCCGGTGTGCAGATTAATGACAGCGGTGCGGCGCTGGGATATTACGTCAGCGAGGACGGGTATCCTGGCTGGATGCCGCAGAAATGGACATGGATACCCCGTGAATTACCCGGCGGGCGCGCCTCGTTCATTCACGTTTTTGAACCCGTGGAGGACGGGCAGACCCGCGGTGCAAATGTGTTTTACAGCGTAATGGAGCAGATGAAGATGCTCGACACGCTGCAGAACACGCAGCTGCAGAGCGCCATTGTGAAGGCGATGTATGCCGCCACCATTGAAAGTGAGCTGGATACGCAGTCAGCGATGGATTTTATTCTGGGCGCGAACAGTCAGGAGCAGCGGGAAAGGCTGACGGGCTGGATTGGTGAAATTGCCGCGTATTACGCCGCAGCACCGGTCCGTCTGGGAGGCGCAAAAGTGCCGCACCTGATGCCGGGGGACTCACTGAACCTGCAGACGGCTCAGGACACGGATAACGGCTACTCCGTGTTTGAGCAGTCACTGTTGCGGTATATCGCTGCCGGGCTGGGTGTCTCGTATGAGCAGCTTTCCCGGAATTACGCCCAGATGAGCTACTCCACGGCACGGGCCAGTGCGAACGAGTCGTGGGCGTACTTTATGGGGCGGCGAAAATTCGTCGCATCCCGTCAGGCGAGCCAGATGTTTCTGTGCTGGCTGGAAGAGGCCATCGTTCGCCGCGTGGTGACGTTACCTTCAAAAGCGCGCTTCAGCTTTCAGGAAGCCCGCAGTGCCTGGGGGAACTGCGACTGGATAGGCTCCGGTCGTATGGCCATCGATGGTCTGAAAGAAGTTCAGGAAGCGGTGATGCTGATAGAAGCCGGACTGAGCACCTACGAGAAAGAGTGCGCGAAACGCGGTGACGACTATCAGGAAATTTTTGCCCAGCAGGTCCGTGAAACGATGGAGCGCCGTGCAGCCGGTCTTAAACCGCCCGCCTGGGCGGCTGCGGCATTTGAATCCGGACTGCGACAATCAACAGAGGAGGAGAAGAGTGACAGCAGAGCTGCGTAATCTCCCGCATATTGCCAGCATGGCTTTTAATGAGCCGCTGATGCTTGAACCCGCCTATGCGCGGGTTTTCTTTTGTGCGCTTGCAGGCCAGCTTGGGATCAGCCGCCTGACGGATGCAGTATCCGGCGACAGCCTGACTGCCGGAGAGGCACCCGCGGCGCTGGCGTTATCCGGTGATGATGACGGACCACGACAGGCCCGCAGTTATCAGGTCATGAACGGCATCGCCGTGCTGCCGGTGTCCGGTACGCTGGTCAGCCGGACGCGGGCGCTGCAGCCGTATTCGGGAATGACCGGTTACAACGGCATTATCGCCCGTCTGCAACAGGCTGCCAGCGATCCGATGGTGGACGGCATTCTGCTGGATATGGACACACCGGGCGGGATGGTGGCGGGAGCATTTGACTGTGCTGACATCATCGCCCGTGTGCGAGACATAAAACCGGTATGGGCGCTGGCCAACGACATGAACTGCAGTGCAGGTCAGCTGCTTGCCAGCGCCGCCTCCCGGCGTCTGGTCACGCAGACCGCCCGGACAGGCTCCATCGGCGTCATGATGGCTCACAGTAATTACGGTGCTGCGCTGGAGAAACAGGGCGTGGAAATCACGCTGATTTACAGCGGCAGCCATAAGGTGGATGGCAACCCCTACAGCCATCTACCGGATGATGTCCGGGAAACACTGCAGTCCCGGATGGATGCAACCCGCCGGATGTTTGCACAGAAGGTGTCGGCATATACCGGCCTGTCCGTGCAGGCTGTGCTGGATACCGAGGCTGCAGTGTACAGCGGTCAGGAGGCCATTGATGCCGGACTGGCTGATGAACTTGTGAACAGTACCGATGCGATCACCGTCATGCGTGATGCACTGGATGCACGTAAATCCCGTCTCTCAGGAGGGCGAATGACCAAAGAGACTCAATCAACAACTGTTTCAGCCACTGCTTCGCAGGCTGACGTTACTGGCGTGGTGCAAGCGACGGAGGGCGAGAACGCCAGCGCTGCGCAGCCGGACGTGAACGCGCAGATCACCGCAGCGGTTGCGGCAGAAAACAGTCGCATTATGGGGATCCTCAACTGTGAGGAGGCTCACGGACGCGAAGAACAGGCATGCGTGCTGGCCGAAACCCCCGGTATGACCGTGGAAACGGCCCGCCGTATTCTGGCCGCAGCACCACAGAGTGCACAGGCGCGCAGTGACACTGCGCTGGATCGTCTGATGCAGGGGGCACCGGCACCGCTGGCTGCAGGTAACCCGGCATCTGATGCCGTTAACGATTTGCTGAACACACCAGTGTAAGGGATGTTTATGACGAGCAAAGAAACCTTTACCCATTACCAGCCGCTGGGCAACAGTGACCCGGCTCATACCGCAACCGCGCCCGGCGGATTGAGTGCGAAAGCGCCTGCAATGACCCCGCTGATGCTGGACACCTCCACCCGTAAGCTGGTTGCGTGGGATGGCACCACCGACGGTGCTGCCGTTGGCATTCTTGCAGTTGCTGCTGACCAGACCAGCACCACACTGACGTTCTACAAGTCCGGCACGTTCCGTTATGAGGATGTGCTCTGGCCGGAGGCTGCCAGCGACGAGACGAAAAAACGGACCGCGTTTGCCGGAACGGCAATCAGCATCGTTTAACTTTACCCTTCATCACTAAAGGCCGCCTGTGCGGCTTTTTTTACGGGATTTTTTTATGTCGATGTACACAACCGCCCAGCTGCTGGCGGCAAATGAGCAGAAATTTAAGTTTGATCCGCTGTTTCTGCGTCTCTTTTTCCGTGAGAGCTATCCCTTCACTACGGAGAAAGTCTATCTCTCACAAATTCCGGGACTGGTAAACATGGCGCTGTACGTTTCGCCGATTGTTTCCGGTGAGGTTATCCGTTCCCGTGGCGGCTCCACCTCTGAATTTACGCCGGGATATGTCAAACCCAAGCATGAGGTGAATCCGCAGATGACCCTGCGTCGCCTGCCGGATGAAGATCCGCAGAATCTGGCGGACCCGGCTTACCGCCGCCGTCGCATCATCATGCAGAACATGCGTGACGAAGAGCTGGCCATTGCTCAGGTCGAAGAGATGCAGGCAGTTTCTGCCGTGCTCAAGGGCAAATACACCATGACCGGTGAAGCCTTCGAACCGGTTGAGGTGGATATGGGCCGCAGTGCGGCGAACAACATCACGCAGTCCGGCGGCACGGAGTGGAGCAAGCGTGACAAGTCCACGTATGACCCGACCGACGATATCGAAGCCTACGCGCTGAACGCCAGCGGCGTGGTGAATATCATCGTGTTTGACCCGAAAGGCTGGGCGCTGTTCCGTTCCTTCAAAGCCGTCAGGGAGAAGCTGGATACCCGTCGCGGCTCTCATTCCGAACTGGAGACAGCGGTAAAAGACCTGGGCAAAGCGGTGTCTTATAAGGGAATGTATGGCGATGTGGCCATCGTCGTGTATTCCGGACAGTACGTGGAAAACGGCGTCAAAAAGAACTTCCTGCCGGACAACACGATGGTGCTGGGTAACACTCATGCACGCGGTCTGCGCACCTATGGCTGTATTCAGGATGCGGATGCATTGAGTGAGGGTATTAATGCGTCTCCCCGTTATCCGAAAAACTGGAAGACATCCGGCGATCCGGCGCGAGAGTTCACCATGATTCAGTCAGCACCGCTGATGCTGCTGGCTGATCCTGATGAGTTCGTGTCCGTTCAACTGGCGTAATCATGGCCCTTAGGGGCCATTTTCTCTCTGTGGAGGAGTCCATGACGAAAGATGAACTGATTGCCCGTCTCCGGTCGCTGGGTGAGCAACTGAACCGTGATGTCAGCCTGACGGGGACGAAAGAAGAACTGGCGCTCCGTGTGGCAGAGCTGGAAGAGGAGCTTGATGACACGGATGACGGAGCCGGTCAGGACTCGTCTGTCAGCCCGGAAAATGCGCTGACCGGACATGAAAATGAGGTGGTATCAGCACAGACGGATACCGTGACTGATACGGCTGCTCTGGTCACGGTTGTGGCACTGGTGACGCTGCATACCGATGCACTTCACGCCACGCGGGATGAACCTGTGGCATTTGTGCTGCCGGGAACGGCGTTTCGTGTCTCTGCCGGTGTGGCAGCCGAAATGACAGAGCGCGGCCTGGCCAGAATGCAATAACGGGAGGCGCTGTGGCTGATTTCGATAACCTGTTCGATGCTGCCATTGTCCGCGCCGATGAAACGATACGCGGGTACATGGGAACGTCAGCCACCATGACATCCGGTGAGCAGTCCGGCGCAGTAATACGTGGTGTTTTTGATGACCCTGAAAATATCAGCTATGCCGGACAGGGCGTGCGCGTTGAAGGCTCCAGCCCGTCCCTGTTTGTCCGGACTGATGATGTGCGGCAGCTGCGGCGTGGAGACACGCTGACCATCGGTGAGGAAAACTTCTGGATAGACCGGGTTTCGCCGGATGATGGTGGAAGCTGTCATCTCTGGCTTGGGCGGGGCGTACCGCCTGCCGTTAACCGTCGCCGCTGAAAGGGGGATGTATGGCCATAAAAGGTCTTGAGCAGGCCATTGAAAACCTCAGCCGTATCAGCAAAACGGCGGTGCCTGGTGCCGCCGCAATGGCCATTAACCGCGTTGCTTCATCCGCGATATCGCAGTCGGCGTCACAGGTTGCCCGTGAGACAAAGGTACGCCGGAAACTGGTAAAGGAAAGGGCCAGGCTGAAAAGGGCCACGGTCAAAAATCCGCAGGCCAGAATCAAAGTTAACCGGGGGGATTTGCCCGTAATCAAGCTGGGTAATGCGCGGGTTGTCCTTTCGCGCCGCAGGCGTCGTAAAAAGGGGCAGCGTTCATCCCTGAAAGGTGGCGGCAGCGTGCTTGTGGTGGGTAACCGTCGTATTCCCGGCGCGTTTATTCAGCAACTGAAAAATGGCCGGTGGCATGTCATGCAGCGTGTGGCCGGGAAAAACCGTTACCCCATTGATGTGGTGAAAATCCCGATGGCGGTGCCGCTGACCACGGCGTTTAAACAAAATATTGAGCGGATACGGCGTGAACGTCTTCCGAAAGAGCTGGGCTATGCGCTGCAGCATCAACTGAGGATGGTAATAAAGCGATGAAACATACTGAACTCCGTGCAGCCGTACTGGATGCACTGGAGAAGCATGACACCGGGGCGACGTTTTTTGATGGTCGCCCCGCTGTTTTTGATGAGGCGGATTTTCCGGCAGTTGCCGTTTATCTCACCGGCGTTGAATACACGGGCGAAGAGCTGGACAGCGATACCTGGCAGGCGGAGCTGCATATCGAAGTTTTCCTGCCTGCTCAGGTGCCGGATTCAGAGCTGGATGCGTGGATGGAGTCCCGGATTTATCCGGTGATGAGCGATATCCC